GAAAGTATCTAGGCAAGCCATACAGCGAAAAATGTCCAAACGACTGTTGGGTGCAGGTCACAGGCAAGCCCGGTCGAAAAGAAAATCATTGGGGAAGAAACGCCTGTCGGGCAAAGTCAAACAGAATAAAGGGAGCAAACAAATGAGCGAACTACAAAAAGCAATGGCCGAGGTGAACGATCTTAATCGCACCCACGGCGTCACGCAGCGCGGCGGCAAGAAATACACCGAGGTTTTTGTGCGCGTCGAAGCATTCCGCAAGGCATTCGGAACCGATCACGGGATCAATACCGAGATCCTAACAGACGATGGCAAACGGGTTGTGGTCAAAGCATCGATCACCAACAGCGCCGGGATGGTTGTTGGCTCCGGCATGGCTGAAGAAATCAGGGGGCAGGGTAACGTCAACAAGACAAGCGCCCTGGAGAACGCAGAGACAAGTGCCATAGGCCGAGCACTAGCTTCCATTGGCTTGCATGGTGGCACATATGCCAGCCTCAATGAGATCGATGCTGTACCGCGCAAAGCAGCAGCTCAGAAGCAGGCTCAATCTACGCAGCCGCCACCAGCACCACCCGCCGAAGATATGCTCACACTGAAGAACCACATCGGAGAGGAGAAAGGATCGTATTATCCGCAAGAGTTTACAGCTAATCTTGTCAAGCTAATCGCAGTATATAACAAGCTGGAAGTCAAAGATGGAGTTGAAATCCCTCCACGCCAGCGCATGACAATGTTGCGTAAGCTGATCGAGCAAAACCAGCAGTCAATCGACAAGCTATCTGACGGGTTCAAGGAGGAGATCGACAAGCGATACAAGAATTGCCTCAAGATTTTGGGCGCACAGTTAGGAAAAGAATGATGGAGACCTGGAAACAAATGAAGGCGCGTCAAAAGCGGGAGTTGATTGGCGTGGTTGAAGATCTTGCTGGAGAAATAACGCAAGTGAAAGCGGCACACAAACTAGATATGTCTCAAGCCTTGCTCAGTGCCTTCTGCCGCAAACACAATATCACATGGGAGACAGACGGAAGGAAAAAGAAATGAACGGCAAAGATATAATCAAGTGCATCAAAGCAGCAGAGATGAAGCTGACAAAGAGAGAAACATCTGGTCTTATGTCGATACCCTACGCGACTGTTGTTGAGATCGCAGAAAAATACGGAATAAAATTTATCGATGGAAGGCAGAAGAGCGATGAACCAAGAAGGCAAGCAGGCATTGGCCCGAAGCCAACGTCAACTATCAATCATGATCGAGACCGCAAAGAAACAAAACCGGCACAATCTCCAGCAACAACTAGAAAGCCTATTCGCATTAGGAGAGATACTTCAAAGGGCCATTACAAAAGAAAGCTAAAGAAAAGGTTTCGTGACATACTTCAGAGCGATCTGGATTACGCCGTAAAGCATGAGTTAATCTACGCAGCCAAATGGCAGGATCATCAGCGCAGCATAAAGAAAAAAACTAAGGTAGGTGGAACGATATGAGCGAAGAGGAAATGGAAAAAAAGATTGAGATTGCAGGCGCGGTCGGTGCTTTTGTAGGATTTGCCAGTGGAATTGGCGTAATGACCCTGGTAGCCATTATATTCTAGGTAAGATCGTGCGGGTGGCGTGAGAATGATTGGCGCATTCGGAGCACGTTAACCAACAAACAAGGTTGGACCACCCGCTCGATATTTTTACACAGGTTTTGTCGCCATCTCAAGGGCCGTTTCAAGAGTTTCTTTGTTTCTTCGCGTCCATCCTTTGCCGAAAGTCTCAAAGGTTTTAAGCCGCTCATAAAACTTCTGCCGTGTATGATACACAGACTCAATAATCCGGTCTGGATCTAGGTCAGAAACGGCCTTTAAAGTCATAGGGCCAATCGCGCCATCCTGTTTGGCTCCAACGGCACGTTGAATAGCTTTGGCTGGGCGACCGCTGCCAGAGTTTACAGCCCAATCAAATGCGCACCAATCAACACCGCTTGGGAGATCATCACCGCGCACCTTATCCCAATAGTTTTTCTTGTAGATCGGAGCTACGTCATCAGGCGTCAGGTCGCGCATTTCTTGCTCAGTGCTTTCCCGGCCAATCCACTTATCATAAACAGCCTTGGTCACACCGAGATTAGTCATACCCCCTGGATCTTTCGGGTGATTTACGAAACCGCCTTCGTGCTTGAGAAGCATCCTTAAACAACGTCCAAAGTTCTCTTTCATTTCTTCAATCCTTTTACTGTACGGATTCCAAACGATGCAGCAATCGAAGCATACATTGCCCACGAAAACCAGCTTGGTGCAGCCTCTAAATTCTTAAAGCCCTGCTCCATGTACGGCTGTAAACCAGGTATGAAGCTCCCCAGCACGATTGCAATGAAGCATAGCGTCCAGGCTTCATCCTTCCAACTGTCACGACTAGCCTCTATTGCAGCCTGCTCCCAGGATATTTCCCCGGTAGCGATTTTCATTTTCGTTTCGGCTTCCGCTTTCTTCACAGCAGTCTTGCCATCGATGTAACTGGTAGCAAGACCGCCAAGCGATCCTATGATCTGACCTATCATTTCTTTGCCTCCATTGCATTGAACCCGAAGTAAGCAGCAACCACACCCGAAGCAGCAACCACATACACTGTAGCTATGTCAGCAATTAGATCCGCAGCAGTGTCTAGGCCCAACGCAGAGGCCGCTACAATGGCGAAAGGGTATAGAAGCATACCAGCAGCGCAGGCAACAGTTAAACGGCGCTGTGTGTCGCGCTTAGAATCGGCGTCATAAAGCTCTCTCCAACGATCCTCCAGGGCAAGCTTCTGCCATTCAACCTCATCGATCTTACCGTCTTTGTTTACGTCATACTTATCAAACGTCATCTTCTAAACTCCTTGCATACTTGAGTGCATGGCTTTTGTGGTGGGTTATTATAACAACTTTTCCGTTTTTGTCATACACAACGTAATCACCCTTCTTATTCTGGTATAACCTCAAAGCAATATACTACCGTTGTGCTGTTAGTTATTAGAACCTTGGCGTCCTCTAGCGCCTCGTTGCACTCCATTTCAGTGGGCAACTGAGCAAGCTGGTAATGCTCCAACTTATTATTTGTGAACATGAACCAAACCAAGAACCACATCACCACTTCCCCTGATATCGACCCAAATAATAAAAACCTGTCACGACCCCAGCCCCAGCAATCAGGAATATAACTGAGCCAAGAACAAAGTTGATAGCGTTGTCAATCATCTCTTGTTTCTTGTATGCCTCTTCCTTGCGGATGCGCCGCATCTCACCTTCAATCGCCAAGACCTCATCCCAAGCGGAAGGGCCATAAGTCCAGGAGATGTGATCCTTAATCTCTTTGCGCATGGCCTCCATCTTCTTTTTCTGGGCAAAGATTTCTATGGCATTGGCGCTGTTATCGCTCATCATCTTATAAAATGGTGGGTTCTTTGTTTTGTCTTCCGCATACTGGAAGTCAGAAAAAGCAGCACCCCATTTGGCTAAGGTGCCGCTCATCTCTTGAATATCTTTTCCTGCGCTTATCCCCTGCTTGAGAATATTAAACGCGCTAGTGGCTAGACCGACCGCTGTAAAAGGGTCAATCATTTTGTCAGCCCATCTTCGTTAAGACTGCGAGCAAGAGTGCAATGATAGATCCTGTAGTTGCAATCATAATACCTTCCATGCGTTTAACACGGCTAAACAGGTCTTTGAACTGGATCTTTACCTCAGTCTTAATAGCAATGATCTCTTTCTCAAGGCCATCGATGCGATCATGCGCGGATGATATTGTACGTTTGGTCATTCTATTTCGTCCCAACTAGTAGTTTCTTCGTTCCAAGTATAACTTTGCCCATCGTCAGGCATTGCCGTTGGAGCTTCCCATAAGCAGCTAGTCTCATTAAGAACCCAGCTTGGATATGGCTGTGGTGCGTAGAACGCATCCCGTGTAGCGTCATAAGTGTAGCCAATGCCAGCGTAGTTTTTACGGAGAGGTGTGCCACCATTAGTATGTACGCCGCCGTGGGTGTTGTAGCTAGTCTGTATCCATTGACCGGGGCTGCTGTCTACGAATGTATCGAAGAAGTCAGCTTCCGCTACGATGACTTGCTCTACCAAGCCGTTGTTTACTTTTGCATAATGTGCCATTTTATATTCTCCTACTGGAACTTGTAACGGAATATGAACACACCAGAGCCACCAGCAAAGTTTGTTTGGCGGTTGCCATATGAACCTGATCCACCATTTCCTGTATTCGCTGCTCCGGCTGTATTTATAGGTGCGCCAGATGTTACAGAGCCGCCGCCGCCGCCCCCTCTTGCATAGGTTACAGATGATCCACTTATGCTGCTAACTAGCCCCGCACCTCCGTCACCGCCTGTGCTTCCTGTTCCGTCCTGCCCTACGCCAAGAGCGCCCCCGCCGCCGCCCCCGGCTGTTTCAGCATAGGCTGTCCAGTTGCCAGAACCACCACGGTTGCCCTGACCTGTGGTACCGTAGGCTAAAGCTCTAGACTCACCTTCTTGCTCACCTGCCGCTGCGCCTCCTCCTCCAGAACCCCCGTTATCTGCGTCAGTGCCGCTAGTACCCCCTGAAGCGCCATGGCCTCCGCCAAGAGCTAGGCCGTTAAGAGCAAAACTTCGACTACCATTATTAGGATTGGGGTATGAGCCTACACTACCACCAGCGCCTATTATTACACTATACCCAGTGTCTGCAACTGGCCTAAAAGAACCATAGAGACACCCGCCAGCGCCGCCACCGCCTCCAGACATATAGTCCGAAGCGGTGGTCAATCCTCCTGCGGCACCGCCTCCAACTAAAACATACGTTCCCTGTAGAAGTGTGCCAGAGGTATTTGTGATTTGTAACGTACCAGAACTGGTAAAGGTGTGTACCTTATAATCCCCGTCAGTAGTAACCGTTCCGCCTGTAGCTGTAATGAATGCTCCAGAATCCTCTGCAGAACCTATTGTGCCAGTGCCATCACCCACGTTAGTCCAGACGTTATTATCAGCAGTGGCATCTGTAAGGATATACTGCTCACCAGACGTAGAGTTGATCCACAAGTGGCCTACGCCCGATGTAGGGTTACTGTTTGCTGCTGGGTCTGAGGTTGACACCGTGCAGTCAGTTAGATCTGGAAGCTCACTTGCGCCACCATCAGCGTTGTCTCTTGCCTTACTCATGTCTACTGTCCTTTATTTGCGAAGGGTTCTGTTGGCGGTGTGAAGTTGGCGGTATAACGGGCGGTTTTGCTTACACGAAGGTCATCAAGAAAACCTGTAAATTCATTTGCACCATCCGTAGTTCTGCCAATGTAATAAATGTTTCCGTTAAGAGAAGCATTGTCTATGGCGAAGGAACCTAAAGTTGTGTTGGTTGTTCCGACCTGAGTGCCACCAATAAACACACGCAGGTTGGCTCCGTCCCTTGTTGCCGCCAAGTGCGTCCAAGCATTTGTTGGGAAATCCCCAGAACCTACAGTGTAATCTAATACTGTGCCACCATTGTATCTACAAAAGAACCTAACTTGCGCACCAGTGTAGTTAATATTTAGCATATATGAACCGTTGCCATCGGAGTTTCTAGCTGCGCCGACGACACACCTCTGACCTGTCACTGTAGTGTAGACCCAGCTCTCAAGAGTAAAATTACCTGCGCCTAAATCTAATGAATTAGGGGGCAAAGTTGCATAATCACCAGTACCATCTAAAGCCAAAGACGTACCACCGAACTTACTCTGCGTAGAACTGATTTTAGCATCGCCATACAACGTCAGATTGTTCTGCGCTGCGCTGTCTATCGCCTGTCCGTCTGCCATGTTGAGCAAGAGCTTGGTGTTGGTGACGGCTGTGAGTGGGGCTGTTGGTGGGGTGAAGTTAGAAGTGTAAATTGCTGTACCTTTAATGACACGAGCATCGCAAACGTACCCTGTAAATTCTGCAAAACTACCCTGCCATCCAACTTGAAAAGTAGTAGTGTCTGTAAAATTATACATGGTAGTAGAGGTTCCAACAGATACCCCGTTTACAAAGAAGTTGTAAGAACTTCCGTTTCTTACTGCGGCTAAATGTGTCCACTCGTTCATTCCAGCGGAGGCCGTGCTTCTTTTTATAACAGCCGCACCAGTAGAAAATTGCCACAGACCTCCAGATGAAATACCAAAGAGCCAGCCGTTGTTGGAGCCGCCATTTACCCTTTGCATAATTACGTTAGCATTTCCGGTGTTGTAAGTTGTTGGATACGCCCAAGCCTCAATTGTAAAATCATCAGTTCCTAAAACTAGCTCAGAACTATTGTCAACATCTAAATAATCCCCTGTCCCATCAAAGTAAGCACTCGCACCATTCACCCCTGCGCTATAAACAGAAGATGTCAGGAAGGGGCCAAAGGCTGAGACCGCTGGGTTGCCAATTGTTGTAATAGTGTGGTCTGACGTAGAGTTGTCAACAAAGCGATTGCTCTGGCAAGTCAGGAGCTTGGTGTTTGTGACTGCTGTTGGAGGAGACGTTGGAAGTCCTGAAGGCTCGACTGCCGTTCCTTTTATAACTCTTACACTCGCAATGGTTCCAGTAAAGAATTGAGTATCGCCAGCGTGTTGTACGCCAATGTTTAAACTGTTGCTGTTAAAATTACTGCTATCGCTGACGTTACTGCCGCTTTGAACTCCATTGATAAAGAACTTGTTTACACCGCTTGCCCGTGTCCAACAAAAGTGTGACCACTCTCCTTCTGGAAAAGTACCACTTTCAAATAAATAAGAGGATGTAACCTCATTATAGACTTGAAACCTGTTTGATGCGTCTCGACCAAGTTTCCAACCAGATGCCTCTGCACGATTGTCTACGATGTTTTGAATAGCACCCGACGCTGTTGGAAACGCCCAATATTCAACGGTTAGATCACCTGTGCCGAACTCATAGTCCGTGCTTGCAGAAGAACTGAGGCCATCACTCCCATCAAACGCCACACCCCACTCACCATCAGGCCGAGCAAACGGGCCGAAGCTACCCTGTGTTACATTGCCATTTGCTGTGATGGTGTGGTTGCTGGTGGAGCTATCATCGAACACGTTGTTGGTGCCGTTGTTGCTGCCATCGAAGTGAGACAGGAACGATACCGTGTTGAACAGATCGTCAACAGGTATTTCTATGCCACTAAGATTACCAAACCCTCTGGCAGATGCAGCCCCAAATGTAGACAGTAAAGGCATTCTTAATCCTTATGCGAACTGAGTTTGGCTTGCTAACACTGTGAACGTAGCGTCAGCAGTCTTGATGATTGTAAAGTTATAGCTGTCTATCCCACTGGCATTGCCTGCGCTTGGAGCCGTACCGCCCTGCCACTTAGGTGTGACCGCTGATCCATCTACCTGATACACGTTGAGATAGTACGGAGTTGCTCCATTAGTCAGCAGCACAGCCACGCTCAAGCTCTGACCTATAGCCAAGTTAGCATTGACGTTGCTAAAGTTAATAGTGCGGTTAGCCGTTTGATCCGCTGTGTATAGCTCAACAGCCTGTGCGGTTGTGTCAAAGGTTATTGTGCCTGTAGTAGACGTTTGCACAGTTACCTTTTCATAGACCTCTTCGATGTCTAGCGTGCCGTTTACAGTGGCAGAGGTTGCTGTAACGCCAGCGAGCGTTGTGGCCCCTGTAACGCCTAAAGTAGTGCTTGCAGTGAGCGAACCCTGTACTGTTATACCGCCAGCAAACGTGCCACCAGATGAGGCTGACACTGTATCGGCCACTGTGAAGCTTGCAAAAGCATAGACGTTAAGAAGATCGCCTGTTGCAGCGCCTATGCCTAGAACAACGCTAGTGCCGTTAGATGCAGTGTAGTCAGACGGATCTAGTATCACGCCGTTCATTACAACTTGGATGTTGAGTGCTGTGTATCCCAGCGTAGCGCCGTTATCGTCAGCACCAGAGAATGTTGTTTGACCAGACGTTGCTGTAAACTCATACAAGATTAACGAGGCAGAGCCGGAAGACGAAGCTGCAATCCAGTTAGACCCATCATAGACACGCATTTCGTTTGCGTCTGCCGAGAAAAATAGCGCCCCTTCGACCAGTGGATTTCCGTCATTGTCTACAGTCGGGCCTGTCCCGTCACCAGGGTAGCCTGTTTTGCTTCCGAGATACTTATCATCAAATGAATCAAACGCAGCCGCAGCATTCGCCGCAGAGGTGGCCGCAGAAGTGGCAGATGTTGCAGCCCCAGATGCAGAGGTTGCAGCATTAGTTTCAGATGTAGCCGCAGCCGCAGCAGAAGCCGCAGCCTCACTAGCTTTTGTGGTTGCAGTAGTGGCCTGCGTTGTAGCCGTTGCGGCGCTAGTTGCGGCGTTGGTCTCAGATGTTGCCGCGTTTGTCTCAGCGGTTTCAGCATTGGTCTCCGCAGTTTCAGCAGCGGTCTGTGCAGTTTCCGCAGCAGTTTGTGCTGTTGAGGCGTTGGTTGCAGAAGTGGACGCCTCGCTTGCTTTGGTCGTTGCTGTGGTTGCAGATCCAGACGCAGAGGTTGCGCTAGTGGCCGCATTGGTTTCTGAGGTAGCAGCAGCGGCAGCACTCGCCGCAGCATTAGTGGCGTATGTCTGTGCGTTGCTTATCTCACTGGCAGTCGGACCCGGCTCTGGATCGCCAGACGTTTCGTTAAAAGATAGAGTCTTGCCCTTACGATCATCCTTTAGAGGTAGCTCCATGTCGGTAAACACATCACCAGGGTTCACAAACAAGCCACGACTTAACTTCTCATCAAGCTGTTGAGCCATAATCACGTTGCTATCGAGTTGTTCATTCAAGCTTGAAGCCAGAAGATCACCGGCAGTAACGAAGTCTGTAGTCCGTTCCAGAAGGCGACCACCGATTATTGTCAAAACATCTGAGGCGACAACGGCAGATCCTAGAGTAATAGATCCCGTCCCATTAGCGTTGATTGTGACCGTGTAATCTGCGGTTAGCGTCAGCAGTGTAGTATTCTTATAGACTGCGATATCGCCTTCTGCTAAGATGTTGAACGTAAAAGCAAACGGACCGGTTCCGGTATTACCTGTGAACTGAACCCGGCGGGTTACTGGATTAATTGCGATATCACTCATGTCGTTTTCCCGTTCCTTTGTTCACTCTATAGCAGATTAGTTCCATTTACTCAAACACGTTTGATAGATCTGGAGATCTTCTTGGCGTCATTTCCCCACGGCTCCACCAGTGGTTCTGACCATATTCGCGGCGGTATCTAGATTCCAGCCTGCGCTTCTTCGTTTCAAAATCAGGATCAGCCCACTTCTTTCCCTGGTCCAGAACCATACGTTCTAAAGCAAGTCGGGAATACCATAGGGATGAACCTGGGGTATAACGTCCAGCAAAGGTAAGGAACTCAGAGGCAACATTCGTGTCCTCTCCTTTGACAGCTTGTGTAAGATTGCCGATTGTAAGCTTTCTAAAGTCATCTGCAAATCCGACAACAGGACCGGCAAAGGTTTCTGCAAGCCCACGGTCGTATCTGTTTACATCTGAGAATAGGAAGTCTCCGTATATACCAAGCCCCCCACCCTGCATGAAAGCTGCGCCCCAAAACTCTGGGCTATCCATTGGCCTTGGATCTCGACCTTTGCTCATTTCCTTTAGCTGCATCGCAAGAGCGCCCATTAGCGTAGTGCTGATTAGTAGGTCTGCGAAGTAAGTTCCCTTTGTCCCAGTAGTTGGCTGGGCCAATCCTCGCATGATGTGTGTATTTACCAGGGTAACACCAAACCCCTTATACATGGCAAAGGATCGTGTAAGCTCACCAGCAAGCGTACCTGGGCGGGTTTCGTCTACCAAAGCAGCACGGCCCCTAATCGATGTGCTGGGGACAGCAAAGTTAGTTTCTGTTTCCACCATTACCAAAAGGCTAGTGGCTAGATCACGGGCTAGGTCTGATCGTATGTCGGTGCGCGCCTCGATGTCTTCAGCTCTGAGGAATGAAGCACCCTCATATTCATAAAGAGGAGTTGCTCTTACAATCTCCCAGCGATCTGCATTAATGTTGTAGTGATCTAATGTTTTACGCATCATCGGATCTAGCTGGTCAAACGTCTTGCCTGCGTTATCTGCAAGATTACCCAAGAACTCCATGCCAAACGCCCACTTGCCAGCGTTGGTCCAAGGGGAGAGCAATGAAGCCCTCATCACAAAGTCGGCTACTCGCCTGGTAACTTCTGGTCCAGATAGGTCTCCTACATAGCGCATTTGAGCGGCAGCGAGAGTTGACCAACCTTCAGCGGTAAGGCCCAACCTGACTGCAAGCTTACCCTTTTCCTCTAGGGATAGCGGGTTCATAAACTTTAAATAGTTCTGGACCATTTTAGTTTGAGGCAAACCAACCATTGTTCGAGCAATACGGCCAAAATTCATATCAGTTATGGCAGAGATAGCAGCAGCACCTAGCTGTGCTGATTGCAATACCTGTCGAATCCCTGCAAAACTGTAAGCTATACGGCTATCAACAGGGGCATTGATGTTTCCGTTTACGTTTGAGTACAAGGTATCTATGGCTGTACTCGACCTACGAGCAGCATTTTCTGCGGCTTGATCTCCAGCAGCATCCTTCTGCAAAGTCTGTTTTACAAAATTCACAGTGGCATTTGGGTTAGGTCCAAGAACTTCCATTAAAGCAATGTCACGAGACATCGTATCGATATGGCCCATCATCGCATCAAAAGCATTTGGATTGCCAAATTTCTCTTGGTACTCCATCCAGGCATCTGCATTTTTAAATACAAAGAATCGATGGTCCTGATTGCGCAACGCAAGCGACTTGTTTCCAACCATAGATCCAGGCTTCAGTTTGTTAAAGCCATCTGTAACTATAGTTTCGTGAGCATCTCTCAGCGCAATTTCTAATTTCTCAGGAGAAAACTTTAAACCTGTCTGCTCATCTATCATCTTGTTCAAGTCTAGCCGGGTGCGAATAAACTCATTCCACTCATCATAACTTGATTGACGCACCCTCATTGTGTCGTGCATCTGAGGCATACCCCAATCAGCTCTTTTAGGAATTGCTCCGCCAGCAGCGTTGAACCTGGTGCGCAAATATTCAGCAGAAGCCTTCCAAGCCTGGGCCATCTCACGGGCAGCAGGGCTGTCTGTTGATCCCTCGCTGAACACCTCGCGAACCATATCTTTTAGATCGGCTTTATTCCTTGTCTGTCCAATGACATTACGCCGAAACGTAGCTAAGAAATCATCGAGCTTGCGCGTGGCGCTTCTAGTAACGGCTTGCTGCACCTGGGCAACGCTATTAAATTTAGAGGTTTCGTCCTGTTCAAACAAAGCTTTTGCGGCGATGCTTTTGTCTGTCCGTCCTGTAATCGTGCGATAATTATTTAGATCGTTGTTGATTCGTTGCCAGGTAACAGCTTGAAGCATAGCGCGTCTCTTGCGCTCAGTTGCTTTCTTCCTTGCAGCAACAGTTGTTTCCGTAGCAGCCCTAGCTTTCGCGGCAGCAGAACCCATTTGCCTGTTGTATTTAACCTCAAGCTCGTCAAACAATCCAAGGATCTCATCAGCCTTTTCTTGAGAGATCTGCCCTTCAGCAACACCGTCATTGATACAGTTTTTAAAAGTCATATTGTGCAGAACTCCAATCGAGCAATCATTGCATCCTCGCTATCCATCTCACTTTTAAGATCTCGCAGCGTCACAGTAGTGGATTCAACCAAGCCAGTTTCTTCATTAAGCCGCTGCCCAATTGGAACTTCAAGATCCATGTCTGCGTCAGCTAAAGCTTCTGTTTGGATAAGATCCTCTGCACCCTCGCGCTCTGCGCTTCTGATAGCGTCTGGTCCTGTTCGTCCACCCGGAGGTACATCGAAGCTAGATCCGAGTAACGGGTTTTCTCCTGAGATTTCTCTGACGGTTTTAGGTTCATTGAAGCCACCGTTGTTGTCAATTTCTGCATAGCCATCTGCCACGCCCTCCTGTTTTAATGTTTTGTAAGTAGCTGAAGGATTAGACCCAACCCGATCAAGGTACTCTGGGGGAATAATTCTTCCGGTAGACACAAATCGCCGGATCATACGTTGAAAAGCGTTCTCAGGAGTTACGTCCATATTTACAAGACGAACTTTGTAACCCTTATTCTTATATAGCGATATCACATCACGAATACTAGAGGCTGAATAACCTACTTTTGGCAGCACAATATTTGTGCCACGCTCTATCATTAATGCTTGCAATTCTTTTGCTAAATTAGAACTTTCCTCATGCACAGCAGAAGCCCCAATGCCACCTTCATATTCTGGCAAAGTCTTTTTGATCTCGTCACTATCGAGGATTGCAGACCTGTTAGCTATGGCTAACTCATTTGCTATGGTGCTTTTACCAGCAGCCGGGGGACCAAGAACTATAGTAAGTTCTTTGTTTGCCAATACTGGCTCAACATCTAAATTTAACTCTTTAAATGCCAAAGCTTCAGCGTCACGCTCGAACCGAAGCATAGCTTCATCCGTAGAAACAACATCCTCACCGTTTATTTTGTAGACGCGAGAATTGTGCCAATCATCTGAATCATAGCCATCAATCTTAACGGTATCTGGCCTAGACTCAATTTCATCTAAGGCCGACAAAACAGATGGATGATTGTCTATCTGTTCTCTCGTTGAGTTCTGGTCCAGCAATCTGCTGAGATCTTGCAAGCTACCAGGCTCAATCTCATCAGCACCAAACATATCGGCAATAAGCTGATCTGCCTGCCGTTCCGAAGCTACGCCTGACGGCTCATCGAATCCTTCAAGGGCTGGCTCGTCTGTAACTTGAGATCTAGTGATCTCCGGCGCACCATCGACAGCGCGTCCAATGTCGCCAGTAGATACGCGGTCGAAGTCGCCCGATTCAATTGCTCTTCTGACAGCATCGAGGAATCCACCTGTTGCTGCGACATAGCTGTTTGTGTCTCTGGCTGTTCTTGCTGCATCATTGAGGGCGTCTGAGAGCGGCCCTTTGCGGTTTGCAAGCGTTTGGAGGAGCGCGATCGTTTGGGCATCTGTATTCGCCTTTCTTTGGTTTACGTCCTTTACAAGAACATTTCCTTCTGCCTCTAATCTCTCAGAGTTTCTTACAAGGGTTTCAAATGCTGCCTTGTCACGGCGCAATTCTTTATAAGCCCGGTCCAGAACTTTAGCACGTTCCACATAAAGGCTTTCAGTTACCAGCTCTTCACCAAACAATGAGATCTGTTTTACCTGGTCGGCATCTGATTCGCGTACCTGACGAACAATAGCCTCTGCCTGGAAAGCATTGCTGGGATCTGCCTTAGCCAAAACCTCAATAGCTGCGTCCTGGAGACCTTCATCATCGATCAGCCGACCCACAATCGCACCGTAGTTTGGCGGCACAACTCCGTTTACAACAGCACCAAACGCAGTATCACTTAGGCCCATCATGTCCCTGGCTTGCCGTACAAGCTCAGAGCGTGGCGGAAGCTCAGATATGCGACTAGGATCTACCCTGAGAACCTTTGCTGCATCTATGGACGTTCCTGTGCCTTCTGCGATGTTCTTCATTGCCGCGATTACACGGGCCTCTGGTGGCGTTATGCCATCTGTCTCACGAAGCTTGTAAGCAAATACCCGGATATCCTGAGAAGGATCTTGTGAACGTATGCGCTTTGCCAAACCAAGGCGCTGGTGTCCATCTGCAATAGCCATCCGGCCATCAGCATATTCATAAACAGTAACAATACCGGCCTTGTACTTATCCCAGGTAGTAATCCCCTGGAGGCGCTCAGTCACACCGAACTCATCTCCGCCCTCTTTAAACTGGAATGTCTTGGCATCCACCTCAATATCCATTGGGTCAAGATCGTAAATGACGCCATCTAGGTTATCTACCGATCTTTGCGCAGCCTGGGGACTAATTGGCGAAGTTGGCTCACTTGGAATGCGAGGTATTTCGCCCTGCCGTACAGCAGCACTAGCATCTGACAGTCGTGCCTCATGTTCAAATTCAGCCTCAATGCTGTTAGGAGACTGTAAAGGGTTAGAGGATTCAATGTCAGCTTGGTTGTCTAACGCATCAACTATAGCTTGGTCTTCTATATCCAAAGGCTTTTGCAATTTGTTCTTGAGAACATTCCAGCCTTTGAGACCCTGCTCTCCGGTCATTCTTATAGTTGCACCAGCAGCAGGCAGAGCCGCGCCGAATGCAGCTTGCATACCTACGTTTTTAATGAAGTCCTCATAACTGTACTCTAGTCCAAGTTCGTCATACCATTCCTTAACATCAAGCTCTGTTATAGCACCAGCACCAGCGTTCACAGCCGCGCTTTGCGCTATGTTTTTCCAAAGAGTTTTGGACCAACCTCCGAATGGCATCGTGTAAAGTGTGACAGGATCTCCAAATCCAGTACCCATTGCTCCAACGAATCTTGCTGCACCCCTGATAAAACCAGGGTTATTTCTTACAAGCTCCGCCATTTCCGCTTCTTTGTTCTCAACAAAGCTTTTCATGGTATCGTCTAAGAATTGAGGGTTTACTTTTTTCAGTTCAGCGGGAAGCCAATCGCTATTCTGTTCAATATAAGAATAGATCTCTTCGGTCTTTGCTCTGTATCTTGTAGGCGAATTTTCAAACAACCAAATTGCTGGATTTTCAAATTCATTACCAGTTGAATTAAGCTCTTCAACAATTGGAGACCAAACATCAAGCAACGTAAAGTTCTTACTGTTAGAACCAGTGCCGCCCGTGTATTTCGTGGCATCAAAAGCCTTTGTCAAATTCTCCGTAATAGAATTAGGTGCTTGAGATATCGCGTTTTGAGGAAGGAAATCTAAGGAATCTGGTTTGTCAAAGTTCATTGGACGGCCTCAATTAACTTCAGAATATCGAACCTAAAAGGTGCGCCACTTAAATCAGAAACATATTTCGGCTCACCGTACTGAGTTGACCCAAAAGTAATACCGGCCATATTGCCACCCAGAGAAAGAACCTGCCAGTCATTTTTAGTATTTATTATTCCGTCACCATTTACTGAACTCAAAATACCCGCATCTACGACCTGATTGCTTGCTGCATATGCGGAGCTAAAATCAATATTGTTTAGTGCGTTTTCTATAGCTTCAGCACTAACACCGGCAGGCAAAAGAGTATTTTTTCCGCGAACTTCTTGAATGCCGCCAACAGAAACCCCGTCAGAAGACTTCATTCCAGAAGCCATTTCAATTGACTCTCTCCATAAGTCTGCGGAAAACTTATCTTGGCCTTGAGAAATATCAGCGTAAATCAGTTTTGCAGTTTCCTGTATTACCTTTTTGGTATTAGGTGCAAACTTCAAAGCCTCGTCTGTTAGTTCCAAAAATATAGATTCTGTGTTTGTAGGAGTAAAATCATTTATCTTGTTGCCAGCTTTTAAATACTCAAGACCCCGAAGCGCAAAGTTGGCGGCGCTCATATTTCCTTCATTTACCAAAGCGCCGATACCAGCGAACTCTGGGGAAGAGCTAGATATTTCTGAAAGCATCTGTGGAACCGCTGGACCTCCTCCTTCGACAATACTGCCGAGGAAAGACATCAGTTTAGACCTATCTGTTTGGGGCGATTTTAAAAACTCTGTAAGGAGATCTCTTTCCTGAGCCGTAAAAAATTTAGGCTCTACGCCATACTTAGATGCAATCACCTGAGCGTCAACTACACGCTTCTTAACATTAGCTATAACATCAGGATTTTGTGCAGTTGGATTTATTGTGGAGATTTGTATTTGATTATTGTTAGAATCTTTCACTCCAACATTCATAGCAAAAGTTAATGGATCATCTGCAAGTTGAGTTTCCATATTGCTCAACATTTTTTCAGCAAGGTTTAATTGCTTTAGCTCAATAGATGTATCAACCCCCTCTGCACGGAGACCAGACATATAATCAGCAATCTGCGCTGGGGTATATGCCTGCAATCGAGATCCAAGCTCACCGGTTTCTAATAAAGTTCCAAGCTCTGCTTGCAGATCTCCACGCAAATTAGGTGGGATTTCAGAAAGTCTTTCCACAAGGCTCGCCATGTCTTCAGGATTTACGGCTATTCCCTTGTCAACGATATCTTGGAATGTGCTTACATCGCTTGATAGGGCATCAACTATTGGCTCAAACTGTGCCTTTTCCGCATCAGACGCAGCCTTCATAGCTGTTTTAGCGGCTGTTAAATAAGCTTGAGCAACCTGCAATGTTTCAGCTTCTAGCAAGGTATCAATGCCAGCTCCCCCTAATCCCTGTATCCCGGACTTGAGAGACTCAACTTCATTGTAAAGATCTTCAGCCGTCATGGATCTATACACTGATGCATTTTCTGCGTTGAACTCTAAATCTGCAATAGCAAGTCTTGCTGCTGCGCCTTGATCCCCCAGGGCATCTGCGCGCTGTTTCAGAGTAGCAACTTGTTTTTCAGAAGGCATCCCACCCAAAGCAAGAACTCTTTCAAGCTCTGCGACTTCCGATACAACAGCGTTATTCTCACCCCTAGTTACGGCAAGAGCGGAGTTATAATCTGCGTTTAGTGATTTTCTAATGCCTTGCGTTTGGGATAACGTCATGCCAGGGAGAGCTTGAGTCTCCATGATTTTAAGCATTTCTTGCTTTCCCTCAAGTGATGCAACATTAAATTCATACACTAGCTTTTCTTTGTAAGCAGCATTGTAAACATTCTCTGCAAATTCAGCGGCTTCAGACTCTGTAGCACCAAGCCCGATCTGAAGCTCTGTTTCAACGGCGATCTTCTTGTTTATTTCTTCTATGGTCATGCCGGGAAGGATTGCCGATTCTAATATGCCCTTTGCTCCACGTTCAGCAGCATTAGATCTTTTTATCGCCTGCTTTTGAGCCTGCAATTTAACATAATAATTAGAATACTTTTCAGTTGCCGTAGCAGCAGCACCTTGCAAATTAACTTTTAAGACAGAAGATGCAGTTGGATCTATTACCCTGAGAGACTCCGAGTAACCATCAGTTACATCTGCAAGCTGTGACTGAATGACCGAGAAGGGAGTTTCATTCTTTTCACCGTCAGTCAAAATACGGGAGATCTCAATCTCAGCAGTATTCTGAATTTCAGCAACAGCAACGCGACTTCCAAGCTCATACGCCGCACGATCAGCAATGGTAAACGCACCACCCTTTTCATCAATAGCCTCTAGTGTTGAGACCGCGCCCTCTTCCTGCACTCGCTCTTGACCGCGAATTGTAGCAGCCCTAGCAGCTTCCTTAAAAGCAAAGTCGGACATACGATTAAGTTGCTGAGAAAGGTTCTGAGAATATCTTGCCTGCTCCCGCGTATCAGCAAAATCAATACTACCTGGTTGACGGGTTCTTACACCTAATCGCTGATATCGTGGGAGCTGTGCCATTCTTTAACCTAACCTAACTAAATAACTGACCGGCCATGTAAGCCGCTTCGCCAACACTTGCGGCGGCGCTTACGTTTGCACTTAGCTGGGCAGTTCGACCAGCGGACCTGTATATTCCAGCCTGTTGTGTTGCCTCACCTAGAGCGAGAGCCGCGTTGTCCTCAGAGATTGAAAACTCTCTACTGCCTTCCGACATAGCAAACATCTGCATAGTTGCAGCCGATCCAGATGTAGGATCTACACCACCAGCACCGGCACGGGCAACAATCGCCGCAAGTGTTTCATTTAGATTTCGCAAAGCATCAGAGCCTTGCTGTTTATAAGCAATCGCCTCAGATCGACCTTTTAAATCCGCAGCCTGAGCTTGCTGTTCGTAACCCGCTTGTTGAGCGCGACCAACATCTCTTTGCGCACTAGCCTGCCCTAACTTACTTCCAATCGATATGGCTGTAAAAGCATATTCCATTTTAATTCCCCACGCTCAAACGGTACTCAAGACCGAGAACAATCATTTCCAATGGAACATTCTGGCTAATCGTAATCTGCCCCGTTCCGCTATAGCCCAGCAAGCCATGCACAGTTTTTATGCCAGTGAAAGCCTCTACCGGTGAGTCCAGCACATCCTCGCCAAAGTTTCTAAACGAGATCTGCTTGCCGTTAATCGTCATATCCTTCGTGCTGTTCACAATAGCATCAACCTGGATAATACGCTTCTTAAAGCCCTGCACAGATCCAGAAGATAGCACCGGCTCCGCAGGCATTGTTCTAGCCGTGACCGTGTAATTCAAACCAACCTGGTAGCTAGACGTAGCAGCCGAAGCAAAAGTAACTGTGTAGGGAGATGCTGGGACCGTCTGTTCTGGCTCCAGAACGCCATCTCTAATGATCTGGACTGTCTCCCCCTCAAGATGCTGTAACGTCACTGAGGACGCCGCTCCGCCCTCCTTAGCGCTATCTAGCGTGAGATCTGGGTCAAACTTCTCCAGCATATAATTGTCAGTGCCATCAATCGTCCTTTTAACGATCACATAAACGTCTGCAACCTCAACGCCAATTGCTATGAACTCACCATCCGTTGTAAACCGACTTGGCGCAATAACATTCTGACCGACCAAGATAGAGTAGACAGCCATCGATCCGTCAGTGCCGTTTACCACAAACAGGCGATCCGACTCATCCGTAGACGCAGCCCTACGCGCCGCCATATCCACAGGGTTCTTGAGCAAGTGAGAGCTTAACGCCGATATGTTCTGTACCTGATAGGACGCTGTAGTATCGCCAAACTGGAATACGTTGATAGATTTACCCTGGCGCTGAATAAAGATTGACGCACCGTTTAGCTCTTCTATCGGAATGCCTGACTTTGCACCGAGCCTAGTTTGCGGACGGACAAAGAAGTTGGACGGTGTAATTGGCTCATTGGTCCCTTGCAGGATTACAAACTCACCACCTGTCGTAAAGATCCGAAAGTCATTGCCGGAAAACAAATTCACAATAGTGTTTAGCTGATTGGTATTAATCGTTGCCTCAACGCTCTCATCGTCAAGACCAGAGCCAGCATTGAAATCAAAGTAGTTGATTACACCAGAACCCCAGATTGTGTTGGGGCGAGACTTAGATCCGCCGAAATACAACCGGCCCTCATGGAATGCAGCAGACCGAGGCCAGCCGCGAGTGTTTGACCAAACATCCTCATAGCCATGTTCACTCTCCCAGAAACCAGCGGTAATGGCGTCCGTGTCAAAGAAGTCCACTTCCGTTACAGCCTTCATAACTGTAGGCGATACATACTCAACATATCGAGCGCGACCAAATGTGCTTGTGACTTGGGCGTATTCGCCAACGGCAGAGGGCGCAAAAGCCTCCACCTTGTAACCCGTGGTATTATCGGGAGCCGTATCCCATGCGGGGTAGACAGTCAGCACCTTAGTAGAGGCTACATAGTCCTCAACGTGCCGAGTCTGACCGGAGCCTGTGCCGGAAGTTAATGTAATGAACATACCATTTGGCTGATCGTCAGTGCCGTAACTAGACGCCGCCTTCAAGGTAATTGTATTCGCTCCACCCGCTTGGGCCGTACCGTTGTCAGTAGTCGTCGACGAAGCTGTGATCGTGATATTGCCGGTTGACGCGCTAGGCGTAATTGTAAAATCAGGCATATGCGTATCGAAGGCATAGGCGTACTGAGGAAGGTTTGTTATAGGTAGGTTTTCCAGCGTCCAGCTTGTGTCACTGTTGCGCACAAGTCTCTTGGTTTGAAGATCCTCATGGCACAAAATAAGCGTATCAACCGCCTGGGTATAGTTAATCTCGTCCAGCATAGCGGTAGTGATGTCGGTCGCTGTAATGTAATCGTTACCAGATCCGTTAATATTCGTTTGCAAGACGCCGGCCTTAAAGACATAGATCCTTTGGTTAACAAATACTAACAGGTAGCTATCATCAACGCTAAACTCAAATGGGATTACCTTGAAATCAGTGAAGCTTGAGCCGAAGTCATAGATGAACTGCGTACCATCACGGCGCTTAAATCCGCCTTGAGGCTGAATGATTACATTCGTGGCTTCCTCAAGAGCGTTTTTGTATTGAGCTAAATCGGTACGAGCGCGGATAAGCGGATCAAGCTCGCCAACCGAGAAATTGGTTTGGAACTGCATAATCCGCATATTAGTATCTCACATCAATAAGAGAATAATCCTCAATGATCTGCGGCGGCTTACCGCGACTATCTATGTTCATTGCCTCACGCATCAAGCCACCACGGTTTGACTCACCGGGTGAGCCATATGCCAAGGCTCGAAAGTAGTCTGACTTGCTAATCTGATCGGTAATTGTAAAGGCTAACTCAGCAGCCAGTGAGGTGCGGAGAAGGCGCACAAAGTAATTTGGCATTTTGCTTTCATCGATTGTACCTTGGTAGTCGATAAAGACCTTCTCGAAATTTGTGTATAACTGATCGCCGTAAACTTCCCATCCATACCGAACCGGGTTCTCGCCAATACCAGCGCTTGTAAATAGGGCTAAGACACCAGAGAGCATATCTCCCGGCATCTGATAGGCATACTTCCATTCATCGATAGGAGCAGTAGACAGCCGATTTAGCTGCACCTTTTTAACGCTCCAGCTCCATTGATAGTTTGAAAGCAGCGAGTCACGGAGATCTGGATAAAGTCGATCACAAGCCTGGGCTGAGTCAGATCCTTCTGTAAAAGAAGAAATGGGCGAAGCGCCCAACAGTATCAGAGCATCCGAGCAGATCGAGAGTGAAGTATCACCAGCAGCCATAATCGTTCTCCGTAAAGGGTAAAGGGGGCCAGTGGGTCCAGCCCCCTCTTTCTTTAGATTACTGCCGTTGTAATAACGCCAGAGGTGTTGGTGGCGACAAGCGTTTGACCGCCATCGCTGCCGTATGTGTAGATCCAATCACCAGTAGTGATAAGAGCCTCAACTGTGTTGAAATAACCAGAGCCTGCAATAGTAGCTTTGTTATCACCAGAAGATTTGTAGCTATAGATAGCTGGAGCATTGCCGCTTTTAGAAGCGCCAACTGTTGCCCAATTTGCTGTTGCGAATGCCATGTCTTATTCTCCTTATTCAGTGCAAGAAATTTTGACAATGCCTTCGCCGTCGATTGAGACGGAACCAGCAGAGAACATGGAGCTAACCAAGAACGATGTCTTTTCTGGGACATAGTTGACTTCGGTTTTCTGAGCCATCGACTCAGCATAGCCCATCGAATCTTTGTGCCAGGCAAAGCAAGTACGAGTAGAAGGCTTAGGAATGCCGCCTTCGTCGCGGTCGCCCATTGTCAAGATGTTGAAGCCCATGAACGTGTTGATCTCACCCTGGACAAGAGCTTTTACAGAAGCAAAGTCTTGGCTTGTGATTTCAGTTTCACCGAGCAAAGCGTCAAGCTGAGAAGCGTGCATGAGCAAGTTACGGCCTTCAGAAGGTACGTTCTTCTCATTCATAGCTTTCGCAGTAGCGCGGAGCTTTTCGATGTTCATGTTTGTGCCAGCACCACCGATTGTTGTTGCAACAGTAGATGTGCCAGTGGCCGCGTTCAGAGCATCGATCATGATCTGGTCCATGCGACGAGCAATAGACTTAGATACAACCTGTACCAATTCAGAACGCTCATCAAAGTTGATGTGGGACTGTTGGAAGATGTCTGAGTATTCTGCTGCAATGTAGTCTTCCATTGTCGCAGTTACTTGGCCGTATGTGACGTTAAGTGGAGTAACATCGGTTTGTGGTACGCGGAGCGTAGCTACACCTTTACCGATTGTTGGGAACTTAACAGTGTTACCGGCAACGCCGGTGCGGGTCCGCATTGTGCCACGAAGCACAGATTCGGCTTGATACGCTTGTTTGACCTCAGAATCGAAAAGATCAACAAACGCGGTTGAGACGTTAATCGCCATTTGCAAAAACCTCCTTTTGCGTTTCAATTAAACGCTTCCGTTATCCGAGGTTCCGGGCGGTCGCTTGCGCGTTATGGCCGCGCCAACCAGTAGATTACTACATCCAACGGGCCGAGCACGGTTAGCCGTTAAGGCTAAAATACACGCAAGCGATATTTATTGCAAGTCTCTATCACTTCTTCTGAGATTTGAACCACTTGTCTTCCATTTGAGTGCGCCAAGCAGCATCGCTATTCCAGCGAGGATCTGCAATAGCCACCTGTAGATCCTGCTTTGTCATGGTCTCTTGCTGGATCGTAGGCTTAATAGGAATGTTTTCATTCGTGATTGCCTGGTGATACTTCAAGAAAGCATTGATCGCGTCAGCGTTGTTCAGTGAATATGCTATCGCTTCACGCTCAGAGTTATTCAGAGGAGCCTTCATCAAGACGCGCTCAGTCATTTGGATCTTCTCAGAGGCATTGGCCCCTAGTTTTTCCATCTCCGCGCGCTGATCGTACTGTACGCTCTCTTGCTCATCCTTAGACAAGGCAAGTACACGGCCTGCAAGATCTTCGAATGCGCCCTGGCTAATCCCGTTTTCTTTAGCCCAATCCTGATATACGGCGACAGTCGGATCGTCAGAGTCCAAACCCTGATCCGCAAGTGCAGATACATCATACTCTTCCGGTGCTTTATGTTTTCCGGCTTTAAACTTTTTCTCAAGCTCTGCATAACTCTTTGCCAGCTTTTCAACATCTGGGCCGTCCTCATCCCAAAATTTTTCTGGATAATAATCTGGCCGCTCTAACGGCTCATCATCACTTGCAGCAGCAGGCTCACCCTGCGGCTCTTCATGCACAGCAACCGGCGCATCCTCTTGAGGAGTGTCCGGCTCCGCTACGTTAATCATTGGGGCGTCAGCCTCCACTTGTTCTGCCATTGCTTCAGCCATTGTTTGACCTTTCTATTCTTTTCTCAATCATGCGTACCATCTCTGCCATGCCTGTCCTTACATAGCCGAAACTCGCATCCTCTCCAGGGAACCAAGTCGGTTGCTCAATCGTTATGCTGCGCAAATGACTTAGAACACGTTGCCCCTCTGTGCTTTTAAACACCTTGCCATATAGAACGTCTATATCAGCAGCCTTCGGGCTTTCGCTTGTTGCTTGGGTTAAACCTTCCCACCCATCGGGTGAACTCATTGCATAGCCTCCATTGTTGCTCCACCATCATCAGCAGTCGGTGGCCCTTGTTCGGCCATTGCTTGCGCCTGCATCTGTTGCATCATCATTTCCTGCTCTTCCGCTGTGGTAAGCAAGTCCTGCTTGATGTTCATCTTATCGGCAATGAATGCTGTGATCCGTGGGATCGACAATGCCATCTGACCCTGTGGGCCTAGAGAGTTGGCAATCTGCATAAACTGCACGATATCGTTTAC